TTACCCATAATTGGGCTTTTAGGCGCTAGTGGGCTGCTCAATGTAATCGTCCTTCCAACAGATTTTTGAGTAGGGGCAATTTTTACAAATACGACTTGCAGAACTTTCTGCAAGAGTTGGTCGCATAGGTGGGATACCCGATTCTAACGCCCTGATGACACTTTGACAACCTGCCAAAATATCCTCAATCAATTCTGCTTGGTAGCGGACTGAAAACTCTTTTACGTCTTGGTTTGCTTTCCACTCATAGATGAAGACACCTTCGTGGATACCAAGACAATACATGTAAAGGTTGAGTTGACGCAAGTGCGTTGGGAAAGGTTGACGAACTTTCTTCCACATGTCATTCTCGGATGTGGCGGACTTGAACGACTCGTAGTCTTCCATACGAATAGTGCCAGCGCCTACGCTCTTAATCTCAAGAATGGCACGACCCTTTTTGTCATTGATGATGCCATCAGCATGGCCCATGAGGCGGTACTCCTCATTGAGAATGGGTACTTCCGCCTGTTCCAAGATTCCAGCGTCTGTAAGCCACGTCTGCCACTTAGCGTGGATGGCATGACCCTCAGCAAAGATGTTGAGTTTTTGAAATGTAAAGGTTTCACCTTGCTTCTCATAACCCTTGATGGTGTACCAAGAAGACCGTGGGCACCAGTCCTTCTTGCAAATCTCCGAAGGGTGGAGATGTAAAGTGTCACGGGTGCTATTAAGTTGTTCCTTAATGAGTTCTTTCTCAACTACGGGAACAATACGACCTTTAGAGGTAATCAAGTTCTTGTAGTTTTTGAGATGCCAGGGTGTTTCAGTCATTGCTTGTCATTTCTGTATATTTTTGAAGTACGTTAATAATTTGTTCTTTTGTGCTTTTGTTAAAAAGGACATCCATAAGAGTTTCTGCTAACTCTTCAGAAATTTGAGCAAATTGCGTTTGACGGCGAGGTTTGTCTATCCGTTCAGAATCTTTAAAGTGGGGTTTAAACACTGAGTGGTAATAAACATAGAATGAAGATTGTTTAACGGCAAAAACTTGTTGTTCGCTTAATAAGATATTTAAAATTCGGTTTACTGCATTCCGAGTACGGTTGCTTAAACCTTCACTGTCTATGAGGTCATTTAAGTCATTAGAAGTAAGACCTTCTGGTGTTTCTTTTAATATTTCAAGCAATCTAACAGAGATAATTGAATCAGGAATATTAACGTCTTCAAGTTCTTTATACATCTTCAATCATCGCCAAAAAATCATCTTCAACAAGTACCACGTAACCACGGTTATTGAGGTCAAATTGAAGAATAGGTATGCGGTCTTCAATAATCGCACGTTGTCTTAACTCCCTTAAATCAACTTCTTTGAGCGTGATGCTCTTTGTACCCGTTGTGAACTTATTCTCAATGAGAAGTGTTTCAGAACGGACATCATTTTTGCGTAGCCAGCCAGAGCCACTACCAGCGTTACGGCTACCTTTGTAGGCATCTGCTGAACGCTTCTCTTGCTTAACAGATGTCTTGAGTATGGCTTTACGGGATGCTTTATCCTGAGCCACTAAGCATCCAATCCAAACTTTGCCCAAACTTCTGCCTTGATAGATGCTTGGAGGTCCAGGTCTTCACGGATGCCAGCGATAAGTGCATCTTTGCCCTGCCACTTTTGGTCATGGTATGAGTAGAAAGCGCCTGCACGTGTGATGATGTCCTCAGATGCTGCGATGTTCACGATGTCCTTGATGACATCAAAGTCACCAAAATGGAATCCCTTGCTATCTGCAAAGTAGAAGTCAACAACGGCTACCTGCTGGGGGCGGTAGGTCTTGTTCTTCATGGTACGAGCCTTGATTGTTTGGCCGACTGTTTCGTCTTTGTCCTTCAACCACTCGTCACGCTTTACTTCTACACGGCAGAAGTAGTGGAAGTTCTTTGCCTTACCACCTGGTGTTGTGCGGTTGTCTCCCCACATGACACCAATCTTTTCACGCCACTGATTGATGATGAGACCAGTGCATCCACGGTCTTCATGGATAAGAGAACGCTTCTGTGACTTGGACGACTTGCGGAAAAACTTACCTGTCAAACGGGCACCAAGCCCCATCGTAAATTCTTCCATGGTCTTCTCTGCCTCGTCACTTGGAACAAGTGCAGGAAGGGAGTCCAGAACAATCAAATCAATTGCACGATTGTCCATGACTTTCAAAATAAAGTCGTAAACGTTTTCCATGACGTTAGATTCAACAACCCACAAACGGTCAAGGTCTACACCAATTGCCTTGGCATACTCAGGCACATACTCTTCAGCAGCAATCCACAGAGCACAGAAATCAGGGTCTGCGGCTTGGTTAGCGGCAATCGTTTTGTATGCAAGAGCAGTCTTACCCGAAGATTCTTCACCAATGATTTCACTCCACTGGTTGACAGGCCAACCACCACCAAGCATGAGGTCGTATGCAAGAACGCCTGTGGTAATGCGTGGGAGTTCTTCTTGGACTCGTGAGCCCTGAACAACCATCTCTTCGCCATACTTCTTATTAATTGAGTTAATAAGTGACTGTAGTGTTTCGTGTGTTGCTGTTGTCATATTGGTTCCTTATCCCCAGTTTGCTTCATCGCCTTGATGGTAAATACCATTCCAGCCACATGTATAACAACGTGGTGCAGGGGCATTACCACCTACCGTTGTTCCCCCCGTTGCTTTGGTGCGACTAAATACATAGCCACCTCCGCAAGCAGGGCAGGTCATCGTATCACGGCGAGCAGCCTCACCGCCATTAGTCACTCCCATTTTTAGTGCTTCACTAAAAGATTCTGGTTGAGCAACAGGTTGTTGTTGCTGTGGAGTTTGTGTAACGGGTGCTTGTGTAGTTGGTTGCACAGGCACTTGCGTTACAGGATGTGTAAATTGCTGTCGTGGAGCAGTTGGCTTTTCTCCAGCAAGTTTCTTTGACCACCAGTCACTCATCTTCATTATCTCCAAAAGGAATTACAAAGGCTAACTTTTCTGAATCCATAATTTTATTAAGCATGGCTACACCATAAACAGTGAGTAGGCTTCTAAACTCATTTTCATCAGAATCAATCTTTCCTGTTTTTGTCATGAATTGAGTAAACCATTTAGAGGATTGCTCAATTTCTTTCAGGAGACCATAATGCAGGAAAACTGCCCACCTTGTCAAGATGTCTTCCATCTCAATTTCTTCAACATCTTCTGAGGGGCGGGAAAACCCCATGTCAGCAGCAAACTGTTGTCCCTCTACAGCGGACATCATTAAGTAGAAATTACGTTTGTCTACTTTACTCATCCCTTAGCCTCAGCCCATGTTGCAGCCATATCGCAAGATACCCGAAGAGGCACACCTTGGATGATGGTGTCATGTCCCATCGCTTTAATAAACAATTCTTGCATTTCTACTGCCTCATCTTCTGGAGCAACGGCTACTAGTTCGTCATGGACCTGTACGAGGACCTTAAGGCTTGTACCCTTAAAGGCTCGGTCAATGTCAATCATAGCCTGCTTACAGAGGTCGGCGGCTGAACCCTGGACTACGGCATTTACGGCTTGGCGCTCTGCACGGGACTTCAATTCAGAGTTCATGGAGGTAAGGTCAGGCAAACGCCTGCGCCTTCCTGTAATGGTCTCCACATAGCCAAGCCTACGACCCTGTGCAACTACCTTCTGCTTCCATTCAGTGAGACCTGAGAACTGTCGGTAGTACTCCTGAATCATGTGCTGGGCTTGCTCAAAGGGGATGCCTGTGGTGCGGGCCAACTTGCCTGCGCCACCGCCATAAGCAGTGAGGAAGTTAACGCCTTTACCAATCTGGCGTTCCTCGCTAGTTACGTCTTCTACAGCCTTCCCAAAGAGTAGAGCAGCAGCACCAGTATGAATATCAATATTATTGTTGAAGACATTGAGCAACTCCTTGTCTTGTGAAAACATAGCCATGACTCGGAGTTCAATCTGGTCATAGTCAGCCACCAACATAATCTGACCTTCAGGAGCAACGAACAGGTTACGAATGCTGGAATCTCGTGGGATGTTTTGAAGGTTAGGACCAGAGGATGACAGACGACCTGTGGCTGTGCGGTGAAGGTGGAAGGATGGATGCAAGCGACCTTGATTCAACTGTGGAATTAAGCCATCAACATAGGTGGACTTCAACTTCTTTGTTTCAGCCCAATTTAGCAACATGGTAATGGCTGGGTGCTTGTGCTCAAGGAACTTAAGACTCTCTTCATCTACAGATGGTTGACCTGTAGCGGTTGTCTTGTGGGGCTTTAGGGCAAGACCACCCTCACGTTTGTTGTTAAACAAAAACTGTTGCTTGTGTTTAGTTGAGTCAGGGTTAAAACCAATAGGTGTGTAATCAGACAAGTCAAGCAAGATGTGTTGCAACTTGTCGTCAAGTTCTTTACCAAGGCTTACCAACTGGCGCTCATTGACAGGGATTCCATTATTTTCCATGTGCATCAAAGTCTCAAGAACTTGAGAATCCTGATAGAAGCAACGTAGCAGACCTTCATGGTTGCAAATCTTGGGCCAAAGTCGTTGGTGCAGTAACCATGTCCAACGAACGTCAAGGTGGACGTAGCGCACCGCCTTGTCGTAAGGAACTAGGTCAATGACCTTACCCAACTTACCGTCACGAGCGTAGGCATCATGCTTGTCATAGTTCTTCATGATGAGGTTTTCAAGTGAGTAAGACATTAAATTCTCGTCCACAAGGTGCTGCATCAACATAGTGTCGGCATACGGCCCTACGGGAATATCACCACCGTAGTACTTGCTGATGGAGCGAGCATCAAACTTTACGTTCTGACCAATCTTCACAAGAGCCTCATCAAAGAACAAAACTTTGAGAGCACGGAATACATCGGCTTTGTTTAACTGCTCAGGGGCATCCGCATAGGTAGCAGGTACTACATACTTAGCCTTAGCCATGGACTCTTGCCCATTCTTGAGAACCTTGCGGTAACCAGGGGGTGGTGTGGTTGTACCGTCACCAACCTCTTCTGGTGTCAACATGACACCACGCTTGTGACCCATGGGGATTGCCCATGACTTACCAGCAGTGGCTAGACCAATCCAAAAGACTTCGTTGCGTAAAGGGTCAAGTGCCAGAGACTTTCTGTATTGTGCCTCAAAGTTTTCACGAGCACGGTTTGCAATCTCAGGACTTGGGTTCTTCAAAGTAGAAAGATGGTCTTTCCAATCTTGAATCATGACCTCTTCTACATCAGGGTGTCTCTCCAGAACCCCACGGGTTTCCACGTCAAAAGCAAACATGCCAACGTTGCGAATCTCGTCCACAACGTTGGCAAGTTCGGCAAGACTTGAAATGACGTGGGGTGTTGGCCCCACAGACATTACGCCTCTTCCGCTGCGATTGAAATAAGGTCTGAGCGGTTTGGAATCTGAATGATGTCGGCTGTGTAAGCCTTTTCAGACCAGTATGAGTGGTCTGCATCTGTGAAGGAGTTGATACCCCACTCTTCAAGGTCACGGTCACGGACCAACTGGTGAGCGGTTGCGCTGGTAGCGCCCTTACCAGTCTTGCTGACTGCCCAGAAGTGCTTGGACAATGGACCAGTGCGAGGGTCATTGTGGAAGTTCTTCAACTGGTCAATGACACGAGGACCAACTTCGTAAGAACGAAGTGCGTGGTTACCATCAGAGGCAAGGAGCACAACGTTGAAAGCAATGCGAATGGATGGGCGGTTGCCTGCGTCACAGAGTGGGCACTCGTCAAACTCACCGATGCAAACAAAGGACTTCTGACCTTGGCGCTCAACCCAGTGCTGTCGCCACGATGCGTATGGCTCATCGCTGAGGAACTTAATGATGATGGGCTCGTCCTCAATACGGAGGCGAGTTGCGTAAGGGGAGTCTGCATCTTTTACAGCAGAGACACCTTCCCATCCCGAACGGATAATGCGGCGAGCAGCGGGCGCTGTCGCTACGGGTGCTGGTGCAGAAGTTGGAACTTCCGCTTCTTCGTCAAAGTCGTGTGACATTTCTTTACTTTCTTTATCTTGGCCAGTTGTTTTTTATGTGTTGTTTGGCTGACTCCCATTGAGCCTTCAGTGGGTCATCCAGTTGGTATTTTTCCACAGTATCAATGATGAAGTCAAGTTGCCTCAGACTATAAAGTCTGTGTCCTTTAGGTTCCTTTCCTGGCAGTTGGGAACCTTCGGGAGGTGGTGTGCGGAAGTTAGCCTTTGGCAAGATGCCTCGGTACTCCCACATACGGATGGTGCTGGCTTTGCGACCTAACGCTTTACCAAACTCTCCAACCGTAAAAAATTGCTGGGCTTCATCGTTAATGATGAAGACCTTTGATTTTGCTCCATTGTAGCGGTCAAAACCATGGGTAGCAACTTTCTTTTCAACCAATTTGTTTTTAGGTGGTGTCTTTCCAGGAAAGTTTGGAAGGTCACCAAATAAATCCAATGGGTCTTTCATGCCTTGAAAGCCCACGTTTCTTTTTCAATGTAAAACTCTTGAATAGTTTCTGCAACGTCTTCGTTTTCCCAAGCAAGGGCAAGCAGTTTGTCTTCATCAAGCATTTCTACAGTTCGCTTCAAATCATCCCAGCGACCAGTTTCATGGGCCCAGTTATCTGCGGCACCCTCATCAAAGGAGCGACTGACTCGGCGCTCGTACTTCAATTCAAGGGAACCAACCTTGAGCCACTTGTGACCCTTGTCGTCCTCAAAACCTTGTTCCTTAATTGCTTCAATAAGTTCAGCCTTCATTTCGTTCTGACGCTTAGTCAAAAGGTCAATGGCTTCTTTGGACTTCTTGAATTCTTGCGCAAGTCGTTCGTAGTAATCAATTGGTTTGTTCATATTTATACCTCTGAGTTGTTCATGAAATCTGTTAGCGACCCCACGTTAAGTTCAAACTTACCATGACTGTCATACCCCTTGTCAATAAAAGCGCCATTAATTCCTCTTTTTTGTTGGAGCATTTCGTACTGACGCTCCTCAATGGAACCCTTCATTACGAATGAAGTAATTGTAACGTGGGGGTGTGTTGAAGATAGACGGATGATGCGGGCATCTCTCTGGTCTAGTTTTCCTGCTGACCAGGGGAGGTCGTAGGAGATAAGGTAATTAGCATTCGGTAGGTCCACTCCATATCCACCTGCGTCTGAAGATAGAAAGAGACGGACATTTGGGTCCGCAGCGAAACGCTGTTTTGCGGTGTCTCGCTCTTCCGCAGACATTCCTCCCATAAAGAGAACGCTTTCAGAAAGTCCCTTCGTTGCTTCCTTGATAAGCCGTAGGTTCTTCTTAAAGAATGAGAATAGAACCACTTTGTTATTCGGGTCTTCATTAAGAACATCCTTAATGTACTCAAGCACTGCATCCAATTTAGGACTAGTGGCGGACTTGGTCAACCAACCATGCGCAATTACATGGGAAGCGTACTCACTACCTTCAGAGGTACTTGGGTCAAGGTAGTTCTCTGCGGAGTCAAACACAAGGCTGGGGTTATCACAAAGCATACGAAGAACGGTGAGGCGGGACATAATCTGACCTTGGGCCTCTCCGCCACCACCACTGTTGTAATGAGCCCACAAGTCAAAACCTTTACCGTATTGGTTGACAGCCGACTGGAGTTCCTGAAGAAGGTCGGCAGCAATCATGCGATAAGCCTTGCCACCTGAAGCATCAAACTGAACAGGGATTACTTGATTGATGACCTTTGGCAATTGGTCTTGGATGTCTTCACGGGTACGGCGTACCATGACATCCCCGATTGTCTTATTAAGTTGTTGCAAGTTTCTGTAACGGACAGGCTTACCGTAACTGTCACGGACAATAAAAGTGTTGTCAAAGATGTCAAACCGTCCAAGAATGTTTGGGTTAACAAACTGCATAATTGAGAACAATTCCTCAGGTCGGTTCTCAATTGGTTGACCTGTCAATGCAAAACGGTAATGGCAGGTTTTACCCAACCTCTTCAGCAACTTGGAACGCTTGGCACTAAATGATTTTATGATTGTCGCTTCGTCAATAACCATTGCATCAAAGGCCGCTTTTTTAAACAAGGGTTCATCATGAATAAGCATTTCAGGGTTGATGATGGTGTACTGAGCATTGCGGGACAATCGCCAAAGTGCTTCACGTTCTTTGGGAGTACCGTCAATTACAACCGCACGAGAAGTAGTGAACTTCTTAATTTCACGAAGCCACTGATACTTTAGGGACGAAGGAACTACAACAACAATGCGGTCAATGTCGCCAGCATCTAGAAGGGCTTCAACAGCCGAAAGCGTTGTGGGGGTTTTACCTGCACCCATAACCATGGCAAGAAGTATTTGACCACGGTCAACCATCTTGTCACGGGCTTCTTGTTGGAAGGGATAGAGAGTTCCTGTAAATGTCATTTAAACCACTTTGGGATAGCGGAGGCGGTGGAGATGGCGTGAGCAATCTGTTCGTTGGTCATGTCACCAATGTCTTTAACATCAGTACCATCATAGTTTAACCAAAGCACACCCTTGCGGAACCTTGGTAAAGATGAAAACAACTTTTGAGAAGCCTTGAGACCTGCTTCGTCATTATCCATTGCCACGATAAGACGGTCAGCATACTGTTCCAACATGTTGATTTGGGTATCACTAATTGCAGCGCCAAAACTGGCGAGACCTTGAAACTCAGAACCAACGCTGGTCAGACGCACAACGTCAAGGGGGGACTCTAGAAGAACAGCAGTGCCTCCCTTAAAACGCTCAATACCAAACAAAGTCTCGGACTTCTTTACACCCACTGGAAAGTTGCGAACCCACCCTGACTTTTTAGATTGCCACCCCAACAAGTTTCTGTCACGGGTAAACAATGGGAGAACCCAACACTCATTCTTTGTATCCCAGCGCACTGCATGCACTTTGCAGGCTTCTGCTGTTAAGTGTCGTTTGCTCAATTCTTCTTCTGGGATGTCATCAAACTTTGAGTACTGAACTACGTCTGCTTCTTGTTTGTAAGTAACTTGAGGCATTGTCAAACGCTCAAGGCCCATAGTTGCAACAGTGGCGTAGTAGTCGTAAGCAGGTTGGTCAGAACCTGTGAGGTCTTGTACAAGCCCCATCAAAGAACCACGAGCACCACAAGAAAAACAAATCCATGCACCAGTAGTTGCATTCATAGACCACGAAGGGGACCCATCTGCTTTACCAGTTCTTGCAATGTGTACAGGACAACGTCCACTAATCTCACGCTCACCTACATTGGTGACTTCAACACCAACAGAAAGAAGAACGTCTACAAGACTAGTAGTACCAGTTACCGCTACTGTCATCTTCATCTACTTCCGTAAAGTCCATGTTCTCCCAGTCCCACTTAATACGAACCTCACCCTTAGGTGCGGTACGAGCAAGCAACACTCGGATGATTGCTTGGTCATCAATGTCTGGGTCTGATTCAACACCTAGCACCAAGTCAGAGTCTTGCGCAAATGATGATGTGTAACCAATTGCATCGGCAGTTACTTGGCGAGTTTTCTTGTTACCCAACTTCCATGACAACACCTGCGTTGTAATGATGATGGGAATATCAAAACGCTGTGCAAGGCGCTTGAGTGAGCGTGTGATATTCGTAAGAGCCTGTGGACTTCCTTTAGGCTCACCCTGCTCATCGTCCATCAAATAAACACCGTCAACAAACAGAACGCTTGGGCGGTACTGCTGAACTTTGCCTGTCAAAGCGGACACTGTAGTGAGTGATGAAGTATCTTCGGTCATCACAAACGGATGCATGTTCTTTTGAAGACGCAGTGCCTTTTCCAACTTCTCCATGTCTTTCTGAGACATGTCGCCACGCAAGATGCGAGTGTGTGAAACACCTGAGAGCAGAGCATCATAACGAGCAGTCTGTTCTTCAATACTCATTTCAAATGAAACATACATTGGTGATGTGCCATGCATGTGAGCGGCACTTGCCATGATGAGTGTCATAAGCGATTTACCTTTTTTGGCTTCACCAACAAATGTAATCAACTGTTGTGGGCGAAGACCTGCGGTGATGCGGTCAAGACCAGTGAACCCTGTTGGGATACCACGCAAAGAGTTTGGTGTGTTGCGCATCTCTTCATAACGAGCAAGACGTTCTTCCCAGTTAGTGATGATGTCAACGTCACGAAGGTGTGCAGTTTCTGTACTGGCCCGTTGTAACCCTGCTGAAAGTTCTTTGTACGCTTCTTCAATAAGATTGTTATTGAGAGCAGGCATT